GAAATCAGAATTAACACTTACTATCACAAATAAATTGCCTATCAGAACTTAAAAACTTAACTTAACATTTAACCATATCAGGAGTGATTATGAGAATATTAAAGTCAAGAGTAGCGATAAGAGAGACACCACCAGCTACCACCACAGCATCAGGAATCTACACAGGGGAAGAACCTACCACTAGGATAGGTAAAGTAATCCTGGCTGGCAAAGGTGATTATAGCGACAACGGTACTTTCATTAAGAACCCCATTAAAAAGGGAATGACAGTAGTGTGGGGTAAAGACACTGGTGCAGAAGTGGACTTCTTAGGGGAGACTCTCATTGAATTGAACAGCGATGAGATAATGTGGACTGAATAAAACACTTGCGAAAGTGCTTGAAATTGGTTAAAATAGTATTAGTACATTAACCTTAAGGAATAACAATGAAATCAAAAAACAACCAGAGTAAAGTCACTACTGGCAAAGGTATTGGAAAAAGTACCATGTCAGGAACAGTAAAAGGCCCGAAAAGCTACGGCAAAAAACCTATTAAAATCGGTGGCAAGAAATCCTAACTACGGATGAAATGAATGAAAAAAGCCTCTTCTTTATCCGAGAGGGTAGGCGAAGGGGCTATTCTGGTGCAAAACTCAGGCGTTGGTGTGAGCGTAAAATAGTAAAGTGGGTCAAGGGAATGGATCAGAAAAAACTAACACCCACTTATGAAGACTTGCCTCCTGATTGTCAAAAAGTCATAGACGATGGGGCGAAGTTGATGGCTGAGATGGTGGGGAAAATTAAAAAGGAGTGACAATGACTTTATTGACCGATAATGACATCCATGTAATAAAACTAGGTAATGCTATGTGTACCCTAGAATGTGAAATGCTTGGAAATACTCCAGAAGAATGTGCCGAACTGGTGCGAAGATTTAATGATAAATGGGGATTAAAGGCTAAACCCGTGAAATCTTGATAGTTTAAGCAATTATGGCTAAGAAACAAGACATACCAATAGGCACATTAATCACCATTGAAGGACATGAAAAGAACTATAAAGGTGAACGCATTATTAACGGGGTTAATCTTAGAACAAACCGAAAATGCAAGCCTTATGGATATTATCAGTATAAGGTAACGGAAGTAATCTGATGGCTAAGAACAAACTAACTCCCAAGCAACAAATATTCTGTCTGGAATACCTCAAGGATATGAACGGGGCTAGAGCAGCGATAGCAGCAAAATACTCTAAAAATACTGCTCGACAAACAGCTTATGAAATCCTTACAAAACCTTACGTCCAAGAATATCTCACAAGACAATTGGATAAGGTCACGGAAAAATTGGAGTTAGACGCTGAAGAGGTGATAGGAAAAGTCATGGTTTGCCGTGACAGATGCTTACAAGACTTGACTCCTAAAGTAGAAAAAGACCCTGATGGAAACTGGATAGAGACAGGTGAATTTCTGTTTGATAGTAGGGGAGTGTTGAAAGCAAGTGAATTATTAATGAGACACTTAGGATTGTTAAATGATAAACTAAAGTTATCTGGTGGTCTTAATCAGATGAGTGACGAGGAATTGGAGGCCAAGATTGCAGAGCAGGAAAGAAAAAGAGGAGCATCTTAAACTCCTTGAAGAAAGAGAACGCAGAAGACAACAGAACAAGATAAACGAGTTATACCCAGACCATGGCAAACTTGCACGAAAGAACTACCCGAAACACCTCAGTTTCTTCTCTTCAGAAGCAAGGGAGAGACTATTTCTCGCAGCCAACAGGGTCGGAAAGTCATACGGGGTGGGAGGATATGAGGTTGCGCTACATCTCACAGGCAAATATCCAAAGTGGTGGAAAGGGCGAAGATTCGACAGACCCACCAACGGTTGGGTAGCTGGGCAGACAAACCAAACAACTAGAGATATCTGTCAACTAATCCTATTAGGGGATTTCAACTCGTTTGGAACTGGGTTAATACCTGGAGACTTGATTAAACCTAATCCACCTAGAAAGGCTGGAATCCCAGAAGCTTATGAGTTACTTAATGTTAAGCACGTTTCAGGAGGCTGGTCAACAGTAGGCTTTAAGGCTTATGACCAGAAGAGAAAATCTTTTGAAGGGACTAGTAAGGACTTCATTTGGATGGATGAGGAGCCGCCGCTTGATGTTTATACTGAGTGCGTATTAAGGACAATGACCACAGATGGACTGATTATCCTTACCTTTACACCTTTGCTTGGAATGTCAGAGGTAGTAATGCAATTCCTTACTGATGAGCTGAAACCTAAAAGTACAAAGACTAAGTTCTCAGTAGGTGCGACATGGGACGATGCTCCCCACTTAAGCCAAGAAGCTAAGGACCAGTTATGGGAGGCTATCCCACTTTACCAGAGAGAAGCAAGAAGTAAGGGTATTCCACAGCTTGGGAGTGGCGCTATCTATCCGATTGCAGAGGAAGATGTCATTATACCGGACTTTATTATTCCCAAATACTGGCCTAAATTGTATGGAATGGATGTGGGGTGGAATAAAACTGCTGCTGTTTGGATGACTCATGACAGGGAAAACGATGTGATTTATATCTATGCTGAGTATTTCAGGGGACAGGCAGAGCCTTCTGTTCACTCTGACTCCATCCTAGCAAGGGGTGTTGACATACCTGGATTGATTGACCCAGCAAGTAGAGGCAGATCACAAGTAGATGGTAAACAGCTTTTAGAGATTTACACAGAGCAGAGCCTTAACCTTATACCAGCTATAAACGCAGTAGAGGCAGGCATTTACGAGATTTGGGTGAGATTTACTACAGGTAGGCTAAGGATATTTCAATCTTGTGTAAACCTGATAAAGGAATTAAGGCTATATCGAAGAGATGAGAAGGGCAGAGTAGTCAAAGAAAATGACCACGGCATGGATTGCTTAAGGTATGGGGCGACTAGTATTGACTGTGCGGTGGTTCAGGAAGATGAAATGAAACCTCCAGCTTTGGGGAATAGGATGGAGAAGGGTGGGTGGATGAGGTAAGGTGTTGAAATTTCAACAGTTGTTGAATAATCAACATTAATACTTGCGTACTGTTAATAAATTAGTTACAATAGAAGTATGCCATTTGTCCATGAACTAGCTTTAAAACGATTCAAGAAAGCTGATGATGCAGAAAGTGACCACCGCAAAGCATCAGATGAAGACCAAGAGTTCTACAATGGCGATCAATGGCCTTCAAGTGTAAAGCTTGAACGTGACAATGACCTCAGACCCTGCTTAACGATAAACAAGCAACCAGCCATAGTAAAACAGGTAACCAATGAACAGCGTAAGAACAAACCAGCAATTAGAATCTTGCCTTTTGGCGGTGGTGCAGACAAGGTTACAGCGAAGATGCTTACCGGATATATTAGGCATATTCGGAACAACTCTAAAGCTAAAATCGCCTATAACACGGCCAATAAAGACCAAGCAGTTAGAGGGTTAGGCTATATAAGAGTAGATACTGACTATGTGAATGATTGGTCATTTGAGCAGGATTTATATATCAACCGAGTGCTTGACCCTAATACTATTAGGATGGACAACACTTGTAAGGAGTTTGACAAGTCGGATGCTGATTGGGCTTTTATCCTTCATCCTTATGAGAAAGAAGAGTATGAGGAAGAGTGGCCTGATGCTGACATGGCTCAGTTTGAAGCGGATTTAAATGAAGAGCAGAAGCTTTGGGTAGGTGATACTATTCTAGTAGCTGAGTATTTCTACGCTGAATATAAGAAAGATACTCTCTTCCAACTGGCAAGCGGTCATAAGGTGCTTAAGTCACAGTATGACGAGTTTGTAGAAAAAGAACTGGAATCAGCAGAGAATGAGAGCGAAGCAAGTCAGATTGAGGAGCAGTTAGCTATACTTGATGAGCGTCCTACTAAGATTAGAACTATCATGTCCTGCATGATGAATGGTGTGGAGAATCTAGAAGAGCCTAAAGAAACTGTGTGGAAGTGGATACCTCTTGTGCCTGTTATCGGTGAAGAGAATTACGTCAAGGGTAAGACAGTTTATAAGGGTATGGTAAGGGATAACAAAGACCCTCAAATGCAGTTTAACTATTGGGAAACGGCACTGACTGAAATGGTAGCACTTGCCCCTAAGAATCCTTACATTGGTGCTGAAGGTTCTTTCAAGGGATATGAACAGGACTATCAAGAAGCTAATGTAAAAGCTAAAGCATATCTAGAGCATAAAGTTGTCATTAAAGGTGGACAGGTTATGCCAGCTCCACAGAGACAGCCTTTTGCTGGTGTTCCTGCTGGAATCATGCAGGGTAGACAGAACGCAGATGATAATATGCGAGGGGTTTCAGGTTTACAAGCCCCTTCAATGGGTTATGATGATTCAAGGCAGAGGTCAGAGGGTGCGATATTAGCTTTACAACAGGAAGGTGATACTTCCACTTATGATTATGTGGATAACTTAGCTATTGCTTTGGAACAGGTTGGTAGGATATTAGTGGATGCAATCCCCAAGGTTGTAGATACTGAGAGAATGGTAAGGGTATTGGAAGAGGATGGACTGACAGAGGAAATGGTAAAGATAACCCAAGGGCAGGGAAATCCTGATAAGAAGTTATTTAATATCAATACCGGAACTTATGACGTTGTGGTTTCTGTTGGGCCAGCATATGCCACTAAGAGACAACACGCAGCAGACGCTATGGTTCAATTTACTAAGAACTTCCCACAGATGGCGGAACCTATTGCTGACCTGATGGTGAGGGCGATGGACTTCCCAGATGCTGAACCAATGGCCGAAAGATTGCAGACTATTATCGAGCAGAATCACCCAGGCTTAATCAAGACTGATGACAGCGAACCAATGACTCCAGCCCAGACTCAGGCAATGCAGATGCAGTTACAGGAATTACAGCAGACTCTTCAACAGATGCAAGCTGAATTGGATGACAAAGAAAAAGACAGGCAGGCTAGTTTATTGGAATCTAACCTTGACAATCAGACTAAGATAGCAGTGGCAGAGATTAACGCTGGACAGAAATCAAATGCAGAAGAGTTGAAAGCTGCCTTGTCTTCACAGAAAACTAATATTGAATCTCAGGTCAAGTTGACCACTGAACAGATTAAGAGTCAGACAGCAATAGCAGTAAAGAAAATTCCATCTATGGCAGATGTGGATGTACATTAACCGGAGTGACACCCTATGGACATTTTAAGATTATTACATTACTTCATGACACTAGGTTTCTTTTATGCCGATGGTGATGGTGATGGCGGTACTGCTGACCCTCCTGTTTTAGATGACCCTCCTGTTTTAGATGACCCTCCTGTTTTAGATGACCCTCCTGTAGGTGATGACCCACCTGTTGACGATCCTCCAGTTGAAGACCCACCTCAGAAAAAACCTGTCAATGGATACCAGAAGCGCATTAACGAACTGACTCGTGACAAATACGAGATGAAGGAAAGGTTGGCTAATCTAGAAGGTAGATTGCAGAGTCAACCACCTCAACAACAGCAACCACCTCCAGAACCTGAAAAAGCCAAGCCTAAGATGGATGACTATGATGATACTGAAAAGTATTATGAGGAGTTGGCAGAGTGGAAAGCTGAGAAGATAGTAGACAAGAGATTGAAGATAAACAAAGCTGAACAAGAGCGGAGCAATCAGAGATATCATGCCAATACTGTTGAGCAGAAGTGGCAGACTAAACAGCAAGCAGCAAAAGAAAAGTTTGAAGACTTTGAGGAAGTTGTATCTAACTCAGAGGTATATTTAACCGCACCGATGGCAGGAGTAGCCAAAGAAGTATTAGACGGTGGGGCAGAAGTTTTATACTACTTAGCACAGAATCCTGTTGAAGCGGAGACCATCTCACGGATGACCAACACTTATCAGGTAACTGCTGCTATGTCTAAAATAGAAGAACGAATAAAATCCGGCACAAAGAAACCTAGTGTTTCTAAAACTCCACCCCCTACCACCAAGTTAAAATCTGGTGGGTCTGGTGTTGATAAAGCACCGAATGATAAAGATAGTGCCGATGAGTGGAGAAGAAAAAGGAATGCTCAAGTGCGAAAGCGCAAAGGCATAGGTTAACAGAGGTCTAACTTATTCGGAACAGGTGTTCCGCTCATTACTCTGGTGACTGATAAGAATCACTTTTAGGGGTATTTATGGCTCAAGTAATCTTAACGCCCACTGCGGTGACAAGAGAAGCTTTACGCATACTTCACAATAACTTAGTCTTTTCTAAGAAAATTGATAGACAGTATGACGCTTCTTTTGCCAACACAGGGGCTAAAATAGGTCAGACTCTTAAGGTTAGGAAACCGAATCAGTTTACAGTAAGAACTGGTGCAGGGCTAGACGCTCAGGACATCTCCGAAACTTCAGAGACTATCACCGTTGCCGATCAAATCGGTGTTGATACAAATTTCACAACCGCAGAACTCACTATGGATTTAGATGATTTCAGCGACAGAATTTTAACTCCTGCAATGGCTAGACTAGCAGCAGAAGTTGATAAGGGCGTTGCCGAGCTTTCTAAGGACGTATATAACACTGTCGGAACACTGGGA